TCTAATTTTAAGAAATCTTCTTTACAATGAGGACTATCTTCGTAAGGTAATTCCTTTTATTAAGGCAGATTACTATGAAGATTCAAATCAAAGAATTATCTTTGAAGAGATTAATAACTTTGTTCAGGAGTATAATCAACCTGCAACAAAGGAAGTTCTCTGTATCGAAGTAGAGAAGCGACAAGATATTAATGATACGACTTTTACTGAGATTACAAAACTCATTAGTTATCTTGACGACATTCCAACAGACCATGACTGGTTAGTTGATACCACTGAGAAGTGGTGTCGTGATCGTGCCATTTATTTGGCACTGATGGAATCCATCGCACTTGCTGATGGGAAAGATAAAGATAAAGACCGTGATGCAATCCCTAGTATTCTGTCAGATGCTCTGGCAGTTTCTTTTGATGCTCACGTAGGACACGATTACTTACTTGATTATGAGGCAAGATATGAATCATACCATCGCAAGGAAGATCTCATCCCATTCGATCTTGAATACTTTAACAAGATTACGAAAGGCGGTCTCCCGAATAAAACACTTAACATTGCTCTGGCTGGCACTGGTGTCGGTAAATCTCTGTTCATGTGCCATGTCGCATCTTCCGCGCTCCTCAGCGGAAAAAACGTCTTATACATCACGGCTGAGATGGCTGAAGAAAAAATTGCGGAGAGAATTGATGCTAATCTCCTCAATGTCCCTATTCAGGAACTAACAGATCTGCCTAAGGTGATGTTTGAGGATAAGGTGACAAAACTTGCAAATAGGACTCAAGGGTCCCTAATTATTAAAGAGTATCCAACAGCGACTGCTCATGCAGGACACTTTAGGTCACTTCTTAATGAACTCGCACTTAAGAAGTCATTTAGACCTGATATTATTTTCATTGATTACCTTAATATATGTGCTTCCGAAAGGTATCGCGCAGGTAGCAATGTCAATTCATATACTGTTGTCAAAGCAATTGCTGAAGAGCTTAGAGGACTTGCTTGCGAGGCAAACGTCCCTATCGTATCTGCCACTCAGACCACTCGTTCTGGTTATGGCAGCTCTGATGTGGAGCTTACTGATACAAGTGAGTCCTTTGGGTTGCCTGCTACTGCTGATCTTATGTTTGCCCTTATTTCTACAGATGACCTTGAGGGGCTTGGACAAATTATGGTGAAGCAGTTAAAGAATAGATATAATGATCCTACAGTATTCAAACGTTTTGTAGTTGGTATTGATCGTGCCAAGATGCGTCTGTATGATTGTGAGCAGTCAGCACAGGATGACATTCTTGACAGTGGGCAAGAAGAAGAGTATAATAATGAGGAACATAAACCAAAAAAATCATTTGAGGGATTCAAGTTTTGAACGGTTACTATTCTGTATTCAATCCCAGAGGTGAAAAGATTGCTGACTGTGGTTCCGAAAGAGATGCAGTCAATCTCCTTGGTATGAGAAATCGTCGATGGGAAGGACACTATTATACGTTCATTCCATTACCTGGTGATATTATTGATGTCTCCAATGGCAAACAACTTCCAACTAGAGATATCGTTGTAAATATGGACGGCGGTGTTGGTGGTAGTTGGAAAGAAGTAGTAATCAAAGACCTCCCTCAAAATTGTCAAGAACCATTTATCCCTGATTTTCATGACTAACGTTGATACTGAAAAATACCTTGAATTTGTTAAAGGAGTAACAAGCGATGCCAGTCTTGATTGGCCCGTCCTTGCTGCACGTATGAGTGAACTTGAAGTCACTTATGACTGTAATGTTACTCAACTTCTAACTGCTGCACTTGGTTTGGCAGCAGAGTCTGGTGAATTTACTGAGGTTGTGAAGAAGATTTTCTTGCAAGGTAAACCCTACAATGAAGATAATGTCTTCCATATGAAACGTGAATTGGGTGATATCTGTTGGTATCTTGCTCAAGCATGTATGGCACTTGACACTACATTCGATGAAGTCATTGAAATGAATGTAGAAAAACTTAAAGCACGTTATCCCGGTGGGGAGTTTGATGTGCATAAATCTGAAAACCGTAAGGAGGGAGACCTGTGAGTTGCGACATTAACATCGACTTAAATTTAAATCTTCACGATGCAGCACTTATTCGTGAATTTTTATTCCGACAAACCAAACAAGATAGTTACGAATTTCCTGGACAGCAAACTGTTATCATTCGTAATTTCATCCGACAATTGGATGAGCAGATTGAGGCAAATCTTCCTGATGCTCACGATCATTAATTATGCCACAGCATTTTGGTCTGTGGTAGTAATGAATTGTATTCAACCTGCTAACTGGCAATACTGTTATCGGGTTGATCAATGGTTAGTTCCTGAACTTCATGAGGGATGGAAACTATACACCAGAGAAACAGTTCCTTATCAAAACGAAAAGGACTTTCTCAAGGGGTTATAGCTCAACTGGTAGAGCGCCGCCTTTGCACGGCGGAGGTTTGGGGTTCGACTCCCCATAACTCCATGTTGACAAATTTTTCAAAGTCAACTATTATAAATAGATGCACACTTATAAAAGTGTGCTATACTATTAAGAGTCAGAAGCAGCGAGTATCGCAAATGCTTTGTTGAAGCAATTCAACCGACTCTATGACAAAACTACAAACCTTATCGAGGTAACTATTATGGCCGTTGATCTTATCAAAAACAAGGACTTATTCTATCAAATCCCAACGACGAAAGAAGACGAACTCTGGGATGAGATTATAGAGAGAATGGATCAATATGCCCCGCCAGAAGAAGTGGCAGGCATGACTTTTCATAGCAGGGAAGTTCTCCCTGTCTCTAAACCAGTAAGAAGGAACGGAGAAGATAACAGCAACCTAAACCTTACCAGGGCAACTAATCCTGATAGGGATAACCTGAACACAATTGAAACAAGAGGATTAAACATTACATGCTATCCTCCCAAAACACTCATCACCAATCCTGAAGAACTCGAATCTGAGTGGAGTGAAGATTTGTTCGGTGGTTATGGACGATCAGGTAAGTTCGATGAACTTGGACTTTCTTTCTGGGTATATGATCGATACCTCCCTTCAGAAGAATATGGCGCAATGCAATCGTGCCCTGAAGATCGCGCAGAGGACGGTGGAATATCCGACAACGGAAAAGTTCAAGGCAAACAACCCACTAAAGAAGACTATGTTTCTCTTTCCATGGTGAAAATGAAGAGACATGGATGGAAAGAATTGGAACTTCTTGAGTGGTATAACAACATCGATCATGCCCTTAGCAATAAGCAAGTCAGTGCTTACATCACTGATGCCATTCGCAGAAAAAACGCTGCTGGTCGTATTGAGTGGAAAGACCAAAAGCATGTGAAGCAGCAGGCTAAAACTCAGAAACTTGGTAAGTTGATTCCTATCAACACTGATGGTGCTGAGGACGGAAACCGCCAGAGATTTGAGCGCATGTTGATTCCTGCAATGAAATCATATGTGGAGGATCATGAAACTCAGAACCTGTGCCTACACAACACCAAAGTTTCTAACCACCAGGACTATGATCTTGCCAATGAAAAAATGGTGGAACTGATTGAAAAAGATTTAGAGTTAGTTGTAAAATTTGTTGATGCATGGAGATTCTTTAAAGTTGACCCAATTAAGGTAACACATAGAGTTGCTGAGAAGATTGGATCTGATGAAGAGATTGGAAAAATTGTTTCCTATCCAGAGTAAAAAGATGAGGGGTGGCAACACCCCTCTAAATAGTTAGAAAGTCTAAGTAAAATGGCAGAACTGTCAAAAAAACAAATTGCAAAAGACAATAGAGAAATAACTCTTGTAAAAAAGTTTTTTCACATGAATGGTTTGATGGACACATTTTTACATAAAGACGGTCAGTTTAAACCACATGCCATAATTCTTGTCGTAGATGATGAAGAACATCCTTTTGAGCATGATGAACAGGACAGATATGAAGAACTCCTTGCACGAATAAGATCTATAATTGAAAGAAACAAAACTAAAGATAAAATTTTATTTACTGGTAGATTTGTAAATACTAACCAAGTAAAAACAGTTCCAGTTACTGAAATGGTGAAGACAGAAGAGTTTGGCGGTCAGACTGGAGGAAAGAAAATAAATCTTGGAATTAAGTTTGAGAATGATTTTTATGAGAGTTTAAGATGTGAACTTGCTTGTGAGTGTAAACCTACTACTTATAAGAAAGAAGCACAAAATCTGATAGAACAGATTGGTAAAGAAGTTAAGGTTGGATACTCTGATGTAGAAGCAGTCGGTGGTAAAAATCAACCAAGACCTTTAGCAGGTGGTTCTGGTGGATTGTATGTGACTGCCGGTGGATCAAAATCAAAAAATATTGGTAGCACAGTTACGGACATTACTACTTTCTGGGGACCAAAAAAAGATGAAGTGTATCTATCTCTCAAATTTGGAAACACTTTGACATTTATTAATTCTGGTGTAGGAAGAATATTTGCTGCCGATGACTACAAAAATTTTTTTCAAGGATACACTAATCCAATTGGAAAAGAAATATTCAGAATGTTCGGAATTGATCCAATATTATATGCTAAAGTTTTTAATGATTATCCTCATAAAACAAAGATGCCAACTGTTGATGTGACAAGCAAGTGTGATAAAGCAGCTATTCAAGACTTACTTCAATATGCCATTGGTTATGGATATTGGATGGTTCATGGTGGAACATCCGGTGGAGTGAAGATGTATGAAATGGATGAAGCATATATGAAAAAAGCATCTACAATAAGTGGATCTGTTAGGTTGATGTATGGAGGTAGTCAAGGAAAAGGAAAAAGACTTGACATTCATATGGAAAGTTCAGTATATAAGTTTATGTTTAATCTCAGAAATAAACAATCTGGACTTTATCCATCGCATATTATGTGCGACTACAAAAAGAAATGATAAATACAATATAAGGAAAGACTAATATCAATGAAAAGTTTCTTTCAGTTCCTGAGTGAAGCACAATCGCAGGCATCTATGCAGGCGAAAAAATTAAATCTCAAGAGTGATGGTCACGGTGGGTGGTTAGATTCTCGTGGTAAATTTGTTGCGACCACTGAAGATGGTAAATTAAAATTTGTCGATAAGAAGAAAGCAAATCAACAAGATGAACCAACTGCAAAACCAAGAGCAGCACAAGCAGAACCTGAGAAAAAATCTAAAGAGACTGCGCCTGAAGAGACTGGTAAGAAGAAAGCAGAAGCAGGTGAAGGAGATCAAACTTCTGAGGATTCTTCAGAGACACTGACCGTTGTATTTGGTCGTTTTAATCCACCAACAGTTGGCCATGGCAAACTTCTTGCTGCTGCAAAGAAAGCATCAGCAGGTGGAGACTTAAAAATATATCCTTCACGTTCTCAGGATTCTAAGAAAAATCCTCTTGATCCTGATATGAAGGTATCTTTTATGAAGAAGATGTTCTCTGAGTATGAGGATGATATTGTTAATGATGATGAGATGAAATCTATCTTTGATGTTCTCATTGCTGCAAATGAGTCTGGATATACTTCAATTAATATCATAGTAGGATCTGATCGTCAGGCAGAATTTGAAAACTTGGCAACCAAATATAATGGTGAACTCTATGAATTTGATGAAATTCGTGTAATCTCTGCTGGTGTAAGGGATGCAGATGCTGAAGGTGTTGAGGGTATGTCAGCATCGAAGATGAGAAAAGCAGTTGCAGATGGTGACTTTGAATCATTCCGTAGGGGAACTCCAAAAGAACTGGATGATGGTGATACCCAAGCATTGTTTGATGCAGTCCGTCAAGGAATGGGTATTAAAAAGAAAAAAGAAGTTGCAGAGATGTGGGAGATTGCACCTAAGTGTGATCCTAAAGGATTGCGCGAACAATATGTTGGTGGACTTATCTATCGGATTGGTGACATTGTGGAAAGTCTTCACACCGGACTGGTTGGAAAAATTATTCGTAGAGGAACTAATCATCTTATCTGTGTAACAGAAGAAGAATATATGTTTAAGTCTTGGATACGTGATGTGATGGAATATACTGAGAAGAAGATGGAGCGTCGTACAAGAGTTCCTGGAAAACCAAACACTTTAGTTGGAACTGGGGGATATAGAAAGAATGCTATGGCAGCAGTTGGAATGAAGAAAATTAAAAACTTTAATATAGAAGAATTCATAAATAAATACAAGATTAAAAAGTAGATAGTATCACCATGTCTAATGGAATCGGTAAAAATCCTTTGTTAGATATTTCAAAGGCATACTTAAAAA